TCACGTTGTTCAATAACGTGTTTTTTGAATTCTTCTAAATTCATTATTTAGCACACTCGCAATCTTTATGAGTAGGGATAGAGAATAAATACTTTAGCAAAGCCTTACGCTCTGAGAAAGAAATTTCAGGGTGAAAGTTTTTCACACCTCCGTGTTGATAATCAAACACAATTTTATTGAAAGTTTTTTCAGATAACATTACATCACCCAACTTTCTTGAGTGTAGGCGAGCCACTCGCCCAAAGTCATAAGACCTTTATACTCATTACAATTTCCGCAAAAAACATCTCCTGCGTAGTCTGAGCAAAAAACGCAGACAATTAGATTTGCCTCATCGGCACTTACATTTGAGAGAGTAATCTCTCTTATTTTTAGTGAATTCATTTTGAATTCCTTTCTTTGAGATAACCTTTATCTCATCTTGATACCTAGTATCCTATCATAGACCACTGACATTTTGACCCGTTTTTCGGGCGTGTCGGGAAACTATTTTTGTGATTTAGGTCATGTGGATAACTTACGCTCAGAATTCCAGGGATTTCCACACCTGTGTATAAAGCTGTGGATAACGCCCCCAAGTACTTGCGGGCCGATCTGACATTGTCAAATCGACACGCCGTGTTTAGCGTGTGAGTTCTCTCACATCTTCTTTTAGCCACTCCCACATAGCCCGCACACCGATAACGGCGGGGACTAGTAGGGCTAGTTGGACTAGTGTAGTTAGTAGTCTATTCATTTATAAAACTTTCTATAAATAAATACAACACCCGCAATAAGCCCGCCTATTACTAGGGTAGACCATGGTAGCGAGATATAACCCGCATAACTATCTAGCATAAATCCATATTCATCAAATAGTATTTCCATTATTAGATTATCTCCAATTCTTCTAGTTCTTCTTCTGTTAGTTCATCAAGTGAAACTATATCGTGTCCGAAATATTCTTCTTCGGTTTCTTCTTGTTCTAATTCTAGTTCTTCGTCTAGATGGCGGTATGCGTCCGATACATCTGCCTGAATAGTATCCCATTTAGTCATCATTAGTTCTGTTCTACCTTTCTCATGTGTGCTACTACATTTTTAGAAATCTTCTGTAGTTCTGTTAGTGTCTTATTCATTTCATCTGCGCTAGTTGCGGTAAAGAAACCTAGAAACTGTGCGCCGTCCCATAGTGAGTAAGTGATTGTCATTGTCTGTTCTTCTTTCGTTAGTAGTTAGTTTGTTATGTCTGTAAGACTACACTAAGGGGCTGACATTTACAACCTTAGCGGGGGTGTGTTGGGTGTGAGTTACCTCACACGCATGAGCCATGCTGACTCATTAGGGCTTAGGTATTTATGAGATACGCAACCCTCTTTAGTAGATAGCATATAGACATATGCCATACGGCTAATGTAGTTTCCATTAGCAAGGCGGAAGATATTATTATCCTTAGTATTACTAGAGGACATAGGGTGAGTAGGTTCTACTACTACTGATACTGAGTGAGTCATATTGACTCCTTTCTTGTTAATCACCTTGATTAACTTTCTTATAGTATTAACTATACATGAGGGGTCTGACAAATATCAAGTCGAAAAACGGACATTCAGGACAATTTGAAAAAATAGTTAGTGATATACACCACATTTAGCCTATTTATGGGCGCACTATCGGACAAATCGGACATCTTTTATACTCAGCATCATACATCAAAAAAATATATTAACATTTTATAAAATATGAAATAATAGTCGACTGAAATGCTATAATAGATCAAGATAGCTTTCAACTGTTGACAGTGGAATTTTCATAATGTTATAATTCCATAGGGGGGTCGGGGGGTCAGCAAATCAACAAATAACAAATATTTAATATATATAATATATAAGGATAATATGGATAAAAAGTTAAAGAAGTTTAAAAACGCAGTCCTAGTTTTTTCTTGGATCTGGATAGCTGGATGGATTTGGTATATATGGCATCTGAATTAGAATATTTACAATTTGCAAATAAAATTGATCACTCGGTTTTAAATCCTTCATATACAGATAAAGAAGCAACCGAAGAGATAAAGCTAGCTGCTTGGTATAGAACAAACTATGCTATCGTTAAACCAGCTAATCTGCCTATAGCAAGAACTATTCCAGGAGCTCAAATAATAAGCACTATTGGTTTTCCTCATGGAGGAAATGCAACAAGACCTAAGATAATTGAAGCTCAGTACTTGCATACATTTCATTGCAGAGAAGCTGATATGGTTATGAATATTGGTGCATTTAAATCTAAAAATTTTAAATACGTAGAGTCAGAAATTATATCTATAAAAAATGCATTAAACAATATTACAACTTCAACTACAGGAGTACTTTTGCCTAGCGGAGAATCTAGATTACATGGTGGATCAGGTGCTGTACTTAAAGTAATTATTGAGGTTGGATATTTGACAGATGACGAAATTGCAGATGCTTGTAAACTTGTAGAGCAGGCGGGTGGAGATTTTGTAAAAACTTCTACTGGATATGGACCTCGTGGAGCAACATTAAAAGATATTGAGATTATGAAAAATTCTGTTAGCAATGCTGTTGGAGTAAAAGCAGCAGGTGGAATTAGAACATTAGAATCGGCACTTGCAATGATAGATGCGGGAGCAGATAGACTAGGACTTACTGCAACTAGACAAATATGTGATGACTGGAGAAAAATGAATGGTCTAAATGATTTAGAGTGGGATAATCCAGTATATATAAAACAAGGTCATCGTATTACAGATTCTATGTTGAGTCAGCTATGAAATTTTGCACTTATTGCGATAAGCTATCTTATACTTCTAAATTAACTTCAGAAGGCAAAATGATATATTACTGTTCAGATCATGCATTAAATATTTCAGTTGACTAGGTTTATTATATACACTAGTAATGATAGAATGTAGGCATGAAGTCAGAGAAGTCTGAAGTTCGAAAAACAAAGGCATATCTGGCTAGATATATTCAAGACTTAAAAAGCAAAACTCCTTGCATGGACTGTAAAGAATCATATCCATACTACGTAATGGATTTTGATCACGTAAGAGGGCGGAAGCAAGCAAACGTTGCAGAATTAATTAATACTCTATCTAAGAAAAGAATAGATGAAGAGATATCAAAATGTGAGATTGTTTGTTCTAATTGTCATCGTATAAGAACACATGAAAGAAAAATAAAAAAAACAAATAAGTAACATGTTGTTATTTATTCTAGTTGACTAGGATATATATGAATAATAAATCGGGGGGAGATATGGAAAATCGTCTTATATTGGCCTATAAGACCTCAAGATACGAACATAAGAACTTCTACCTTGGAGACGAGATCTTGGCTAAAAAGGCCCTTGGAGTATTTATAGACTATATTCAGGAGAAGCTGTCAGAATGTCCTAATGTGGATTTAAAGAAATGCTCTACTTGGTGGAGACATGATGATTGTAATAAATTGATGGACATATTGTTCGAATTGACCAATGATCAGTCATATAAGGCAGAGTTTGGAATAAGCGTAGCTGGTAATACTGCTAATAAGCAATTGAACCTATGGGATTAAATTAGGTTCTTCTTCTCCCGCCGCACTTTCACTTTTTTAATTAGCCCGAATGGATTAATAATTCTCATAATTATTTTTTCAACTTTATTCTGAATACGCATTTCTGTAGACTCTTCAAGATAATGTTTAGTTCTGAAGTATGGGTTATTCATCTGCTTTGAAAAATGATGTGGGCTCATGTATTAATTATACACCAAAACCTTTCTTTTTTCGCCGCACTTTTCGCACTTCAATTTTCGCCTATATAAGAAAAAACCCACTTAGAGGCGGATCCAAGTGGGGTTTCCTAGTATATTACTATACATTATACTGGGAACATTACTGCTCTACCAGCACTTCTTAATTGTAAAATAATAATTTTACAATGTCAATAGTTAGGCATCAAAATTGATGACGCCCTTAGAGGCCAATATATCATAAAGCCCACCGCACATGAATTCTAGCTGTGGTCTCATTTCTTCGATATACTTCTCTAAATCAGCGAGTTTAGTACCTTCTTGATTCACAGCCGCCAAACGATTATCGTTATTAATCTTTTCGACCATAAGCAAGACTACTTGTTCTTTTGTCATTTATTTTCCTCTTCATTGTTAGGGACGTAAGAAGGGACTGGTCCCAATAAGTAACCCTTCTCATGATATTCTACCATTTTTTCTACGTCTTGGCTACCAGCCAATTCTTTAGCAATTAATGTAAGCATGTCGTAAATTCTATGCAGCATAATATAATTAACTAGCGGTAGATTTTCTTCTATGCTATTTGTCTGTTGATTCTGGTCTTCCTGCATCTAACCAAAAAACCTCTCTACCCATTGCATCTGTAACATATATTACAGATCCTTCATATTCTATCTTTTCAGGCTCACTCATTATAAAACCACTTTCTAATCACAGGACTTTTAGTTGTATTTAAATATTCTATCATGCTTTCAGGGTCGTTATCTGTATAAACATTTTTAACTTCATGGTCCCAACGAGCTGATTGATTTGAGTAGATTAGCCAGTCTTGACTTTTATCTGGATAGAATATAATTTGCTGAGTACCCTTGTCTGCGTACATTGCATTTAAAAAGTTGCTTCCAACTACACCAACAATACATTCAGCTTGAGTCACATATTTGATTTGATCCATCATATTGATATCTTCATTATAAAAAATTTCAAATCCTTTAGACTCCATATAGTCATTAAGGATATCGGTATTTGAAATTGCCCTGTCGCTGTAAAGCTTAGTATTTCTAGCTATAAATATTTTTTTGCCAGGGATAGTTTTGCTAATTAAATTACTTTTAGCAAAATTTCTTTTTAAGATTTCAAAAGAGTCTGAGTATAAAAGCAGGGTGGGTTGTCCAAAAGTAATTATCTGATATGATAGTTTAAATGCTAGGCTTTCGTGTCTTGTAGGAAATGTTCTCTTAACTCCAGAAAGTCCTGTATTATTTGACCAGTGTATATAATTTGTTGTGTAAGTATCACTATCGTTGGCAGGCTCAAAACCCATATCAGTATAATAAAAAACATAAGCAGAATCAGCAGATATTACTTTATTAAACTTAGAGTCTGTACATTCATAATCAATTTCATAAAAATTTAAAAAATCAAGCCAATATTTTAAAGGCTCAACATTTATGTCTTTTGCTTGCTGAGCATCCATTAAAAAAGTTTTATATATTTTATCTTCAGTTATCATGCTTTCTCTAGCATTAAAAATAACTTTAAATTTTTCATTATTTTCTTTTAAAGTAAGAATTATTGGCATAATCTCAAGCATGTCATGAAAATATTTTTTTGTTATAGGAATTGTAAGTACAGCTCCATCGTAATGCTCTTCTTGCCGATTGTTAAATTCTCCAACCATTGGAATCATTATTCCGTTGTACTGATGTCTATAGTTTATTACTGGATTTTTTAATTTTACATAAAATCCAAATTCTCCGTATGGCTTTACATCTTCAACATGTTCTATAGACCTAATCTCATTAAAAAAAGATTCTCTGACTTCTGGATGGGTTATTGTTATTCCTTTAATTGGTCCAGCAGACACTATGGCTCCTTTATTTGTTGGCAAAGCTTATCGTAAAAATCTAAACCTATATTTTTTTTATAAGAACATGATAAGCAATATAAGTATATATTACCATTTAAGTCTTCATTAGACATAAGAAGGCCCTGATCCATAGGACACTCAAGTCTTGGAACAAGGCCTTCTTTTGATAAGGCTATATACTTAGATACGTATTGTATCTGCATCTGACCTACTTCTTATTATCAGTCGGGAATTGCAATAGCCATTCCTGTGCTTTTGGGGTCATACCCTTCCAAGCTGACCAATCACTGCCGCCATCGGTCATATAGTACGTTATCTCTGCGTTTGTTACTGGGTCGAATAACTCTCTGTTACTCTTTAGGTCGAATTTCTCAAGTCTTTCAGGACCTAAGTTTCCGATCATATTTATCTGGAATATTCCGTAAGAATTGTCTCCAGTTTTCTTGTTCCCGTTATATGCAAGCGGTCTTCCATTAGATTCACGCTTTGCTATTGACCAAGCTTTCTTAAGGCCTAGTCCTTCGAATCCTACAGTCTTAAGAAGCGTTAGCAACTCTTGATCTGTAAGCATCTCAGATGGCTTGTAAATCTCTTTACTAAAACTATCTAAGACTTCTTGCTTTAATTGGGCTTCAGTTTTCACTAAAGGTTTTACTACTAAGGCATTTGCAGGCTGGACTGGAAACAAAAATAATGTTATCATTACTATTGTTACCAGGTTATGAGCCAAATCACTTACCTGTTGTTTTATTTTCTCCATTGGCATTTCCTCCTCTAGAGATAACGAACTATAATAGTAGCATTGATTGGATAAGCCTGTCAACCTAGTTAACTAAAAAAAATATGCAAATATCATTCTCTACGCCTAAAATTAACTTAACTCAGAATACTGGTTATGGTTATGCTAGCTGGAATATTGTACAATCTTTGCAAAAATTAGGTCATCAGACGCCGTTTCAAGATTATCGTGCTCCAGTACAATTAAATTTTGCACAGCCATTTCAGCATAAGCTTCATAAAAATCAATATCAAATTAGTTATACTCCATGGGAATCTACGGTGGTTCCAAAAACCTGGTTCCCTATGGTAAATTATTGTGATGAAGTATGGGCAACCTCAGATTGGTGTGCAAATGTTTTTGAAGACAATGGAATGAAAAATGTAAAGGTTTATCCTCACGGAATTAGTCCATCCTGGAAACCTAAAAAAAGACAAGAGTCTGATGTTATTAAATTTTTACATGTGGGTGAACCAGCTCCAAGAAAAGCAGGACAAATGGTTGTAGATGCATTTGTATCTTTATTTGGAAATAACCCAAAGTATAGTTTAACTATAAAAGCATATAGAGAAAATACAACAAGGGTTTATAATAATTTTATTGATAAAGAAATAATTGGTTTGCCAGACATTATGTATAATAACATAAAAGTTATTAATGAAGATATGTCTGAAGAAGAATTAGTTAGGTTATATCACGATCATGATGTTTTAATATACCCTAGTTATGGAGAGGGATTTGGCTTTATACCTCTTCAAGCTTTAGCTACTGGTATGCCAACAATATGTACAGGTGCTTGGGCACATTACTTTAAGTTTCTTGGCCCTCTTGTTTTAAAATCAACTTTACAAGATTCAAAATTTTTTAATCTTCCTGGAAAAGTGTATGAGCCAAACTATAAACATCTACTTGAGCTTATGATAGATGTTTCTCAAAACTTTAAAGCATACTCTGGCTATTATTATACACAAGCCGAAGATATACATAAAGAATACAATTGGATTCAGTTGACCAAGAATAGCTTTGATCCAATTTTTAAAAAATTTAAATAAGCTCTTCCCCTTTGAATTAAAGTTTGGTAGAATTGAACTTCAACTAAAAATCATACAACCGCAAGGCGGAGAAAAGGTGTTATTTAAAAATGTCAAGAACTATTGAAAACCCATACGAAAATTTTATTGCTTTGTCTCGTTATGCAAGATGGATATCCGAGGAAAACCGTCGAGAAACATGGGGAGAAACTGTAGATAGGTATTTTGACTTTATAACAGATCACCTAAATAAAAATCATTCATATATTCCAGATGAAAAACTTCTTAAAGAATTAAAAGACGCAGTCTATAATCGAAATGTAATGCCATCAATGAGATCAGTAATGACTGCAGGTGCTGCATTAGATAGAGATCACGTTGCAGGATACAATTGCTCATTTGTTCCAGTAGACAATCCAAGATCATTTGATGAAACAATGTATATCTTGATGTGTGGAACAGGTGTAGGCTTCTCTGTTGAATATAAGTATGTTAACAAGCTTCCTGCCGTCCCAGATTCATTTGAGAAGTCAGATACAGTTATTGTAGTAGAAGATTCAAAACAGGGTTGGGCAAAGGCATATAGAGAACTCCTTGCTCTACTTTGGACTGGACATATTCCAGCGGTAGATGTATCAAAAGTTAGACCAGCAGGCGCTAGACTTAAAACAATGGGTGGTAGATCATCAGGCCCACAGCCATTAATTAATTTATTTGATTTTACTATTGCAAAGTTTAAGAACGCAGTAGGCCGCCAGTTAAAGCCGATTGAAGCACATGACATAATGTGCAAGATTGGGGAAGTAGTTGTTGTTGGGGGCGTACGTCGCTCAGCAATGATCTCTTTGTCTAATATTAATGACATTGAAATGGCTGCAGCAAAATCTGGTAACTGGTGGGAAAACAATACACAACGTGCTTTATCAAATAACTCTGTGGCTTACTCTCGTAAGCCAGACATGGAACAATTTATAGCAGAATGGAAATCACTTTATGACTCAAAGTCTGGAGAACGTGGAATCTACAACGTTGCAGCGGCTCAAAAGCAGGCAGCCAAGTATGGAAGAAGAGATCCAGATATTCACTACGGAACTAACCCTTGTTCAGAGATTATTTTACGTCCTTACCAGTTTTGTAATCTTTCAGAAGTCGTATTACGTGAAAACGATACAAAGAAAGATATCGAACGTAAAGTTGAACTTGCAACAATTCTTGGTACATGGCAAGCAACTTTAACAGACTTTAAGTACCTACGTAAAATTTGGAAAGACAATACAGAAGAAGAGCGTTTATTGGGAGTTTCTCTCACTGGACAATTTGGACATAAGTTTATGTCAGGCAAAGATGATCTCGTTGCTTTGGAAGCGTTTTTGATGACCTTAAGAGAAAAAGCAAGAGAAACAAATAAAGACATGGCTGGGAAAATTGGGATTCCTGAGTCTGCGGCGATTACTTGTGTAAAGCCATCTGGAACAGTATCTCAATTGGTCGGGGTGTCTTCAGGAATGCATGCATGGCATTCCCCATATTATATTCGTACGGTTCGTGGCTCAAAGGGGGATCCAATATCTACATTCTTAAAGGAAGTTGGAATTCCAGTAGAAGATGATGTAATGAAGCCAAACGATACTTATGTATTTTCATTTCCAGTAAAAGCACCCGAAGGTGCAATTGTTAGAAATGATCTAACAGCTATTGAGCATTTAAATATTTGGTTAGTTTATCAACGTGCATGGTGCGAACATAAGCCTTCTATTACTGTTTCTGTAAAAGAAGATGAATGGATGGAAGTTGGGGCTTGGGTGTACAAGCACTTTGATGAAGTGTCTGGAATCTCATTTTTACCACATTCAGACCATACATACAAACAGGCACCATATCAAGAAGTAACAAAAGAAGAGTACGAGGATCTTGTAAAAAAGATGCCCAACAATATCCGTTGGGAAGATTTATCATTTTACGAAACAGAAGATGGAACTTCCATTAATGCTACTTTAGCCTGCAGTTCTGACGGGAATTGCGAGCTTGTAGATATTTCGGCTTAATGGTAGAATATATATAGGCGAAAGCCACAAGGAGGAATATGAATACAATGACAGCACAAATCCTAGCCGCTCTAGGAACTTATGGAAGAGCGTTTCTTGCAGCAGCAACGGCTCTTTATATGACTGGTAATACAAATCCAAAGGATTTAATTGCAGCAGGAGTTGCAGCAGTTGCACCAGTTATTTTGAAGGCACTAAGCCCAAGCAACACAGACTTTGGCTTCAAAAAGTAATATAATTTAATAATACATTAGGATAGCTCCTGTGCTAAAATAAGCATAGGAGTTTTCCTATTTAGGAGTACTAGCAAATGGCAGGGCAAAAAAATTTCGAAGTAGATCAAAATGCTACTTTTACATTTATTGTTGAATATAAAGACAATAATAACTTACCCATAAACTTAACTGGGGCGAGTGCTAAAATGCAGGTCCGTGATTCTAAAGGCGGACAAAAATTAGCATTCTCTTTAACTTCACCAGGTGGTGGAATAACAATAGACCCACTTCTTGGAAAGTTGACTATTAAAATAACTCCTACTCAAACAAATAAATTGTTTTATCCTAAGTCAGAGTATGACATCATGCTTACAGATTCTAATGCTAATAAAATAAAGCTATTAGAAGGATATATGACATTGAGTAGGAGCGTAACCATTTAATGGCTGAAAAAGTAATAGTAAACGAAGAAAATAACCTTGTTGTTGTAAAAGAAACCATAAACTCTATTAAGGTAGCTTCTCCTGGTCCACAAGGCCCAAGAGGAAAAAGCATTCTTAATGGAGAAGGTGCTCCAGCAGACAACCTAGGACTTGAGGGAGATTTTTATTATGATAAAAATACTTCTAGGTTCTATGGGCCAAAGCTATCAGATCTAACATGGGCAAATTCTACAAACTATCTATTAAACGCAATGACTTTGACTTACAATTTTGCTATAGGTCAAGTTACTGGTCCAGTAAATGGTATCTATTCAGTTCCTATTGTTCATAACTTAGGATATAACCCAAACGTAACAGTAAAGGCTAGTTCTGGAGATATATTAGAAACAGGAATAGACTATAATAGTATTAATCAAATAACACTGACAATGGCTCAACCATTTTCAGGGACAGCATATCTGTCTTAAGGAGAAGTAAATGGCAAGATTATTCGTAACGGGAATTAACCTCAATAAAAATGAGTTATTAAATGCTCGTATTCAAAATTTAAGTACCCCGCCATCTAGTCCAGTAACTGGTCAGATTTATTATAACAATGCTGACAATCTTCTATATTTCTGGAATGGAACAGAGTGGCTAACAGCATCAGGTGATTTTGGAGATAGCAACTATACTACCAGAATTAAATTTGGACAGGCAGTCAACCATGGTTCATCCATGTATGTTGCACGAGCAGACCATACTCATGATGTAGCAGACATTATCGGCACAGCAAACCAAATTACTGTATCAAAAGCAGCAAATGGAGATGCTACATTATCACTGCCAACACAATTAAATGTAACAAATATTAATGCTTCTAACGTACAGCTTTCAGGCAATGCAGACGTTTCTGGAACACTTGAAGTAACTGGAGCAGCAAATTTAAATAACACTTTAACTGTAGATGGACATACAGAATTAAATAGCACACTTCATGTAGATGGTGCAGCGACACTTGGATCAACAGTAACCGTAACTGGAGAAACAACTCTAAATGGTGCTGTAGCAATTAATGCAAATACTACAATTGCTGGAGATGTAATTTTATCTGGTGCTTCATCAGACCTAAGCGTTGGTGGAAACGTAACTGTAACTGGAACATCTACTCTAAATGGAGCAACAACAGTAGATGACACTTTACATGTAACTGGTGCAGTAGATTTAGACAGCACATTAAATGTAGACGGAGCTGCAACAGTAGGTGGACAACTTACAGTAAATAATGCAGTTGATATTAATGGAAGCGCAGACATCTCAACAAACCTTGTTGTAGGTGGAACAACCGATTTAAATTCAACATTAGATGTAGTTGGAGCGGCACAGTTTGACTCTACATTAGGAGTAACTGGAAATGTAACTTTAGGTGCAGATCTTTCTATTGGAGATGATCTAACAGTAACTGGAGATGCATCAGTAGGTGGAACATTTGGAGCCACTGGCAACGCAACATTTGGTGGAAATGTACAGGTTAACGGAAGCCTTAATGTTCAAGGTTCAATTAACTCAATTAATACAACTCAAGTAAATATCTCTGATAACAAAATTAATCTTAACAGCGATATGCCAGAGAATCAGGCACCAACAGTTGATGCTGGACTTATTGTACACAGAGGATCTGAAGCAGATGCTTTGTTTACATGGAACGAAACATCAAATAGATGGGAAATAGGACTTGATGGTAGTGCACAACATGCAATTACAAGAAAGTTTGTTTCTCAAGTTGGCGATGGAGTTGTTTTAAACTGGCCAATTACACACAACCTAGGAACAAGAGAAGTATCTGTACAGGTTTATGATTCAGTAAGCTATGACACCGTAGAGGCAGATGTAGTAAGAACATCTGACAATGTTGTAACAGTATCTTTTGCTTCTCCGCCACCAGCGCAAGCGTTTAAGGTAGTAGTTATAGGCTAATGGCAAAAAGATTTCTGACCCCAATACAACTGGTAACTCTAGAAGAGCCACCAGCTAACCCTTTGATTGGTCAGATCTATTTTAATTTAAATGAACAAACCATAAAGGCTTATAACGGAACTGTTTGGTATGATGTAGCTGGTCCAAAAGCAATTTTGGAACACATGCACGGCCCAGACAATCAAGTTTCTGAAGTTTCTTATGCAGACTATGTAGATGATGACAGAGTTTTTGCAGATAGCTCAAGTTCAAGTGCAGCATTTATAGATGATTTCTTAGATGGAGGTAATGCAAGTGGCAATTAGAATTCAATTACGTAGAGACACTGCAGCAAATTGGGGTTCAGTAAACCCAATATTAAGAGCTGGTGAAATTGGAATTGAAACAGATTCACTACGTTTTAAAATTGGTGACGGAGTATCTACATGGTCAAGCAGACCATACGTTAACGTATTACCATCCGAACTTACAGAACTTTCTCAAGATGCTGTAAATCAAGCACTTACTGCTGGCAACGGAATTACAAAAGTATATGACGATGCAAGTAATACAATTACTGTATCTGTAGATACATCAATTATTGCAAACAAACAGTATGTAGACGACTCTTTGTCTGCTGTTTTAGATTCAGCTCCAGGATTGCTTAATACACTTAATGAGTTAGCCGCCGCTATTGGAGATGATCCTAATTTCTTTGCAACAGTTGCAGCAAACTTGACTTCTCACGAAGCAGACACTACCAATATTCATGGAATTGCAGACACAAGCCTTTTAATAACAACTACTGGAACACAGACACTTTCTAATAAAACTTTAGTTTCTCCAACTTTAACGGGAATTCCAACAGCACCAACAGCTACAGCTGGCACAAATACAACTCAGGTTGCAACTACACAATTTGTTAAAACTGCTGTAGATAACCTAATTGACGGAGCACCTGGAGTCCTTGATACATTAAATGAAATTGCGGCAGCAATAAATGATGACCCAACCTTCTTTAATAACGTTGCAACAAATTTAGCTAGCCATGAGGCAGATACAACTAACATTCACGGAATAGCTAATACTGCAAAGCTAGTTACTGATGATGGCGCACAGGTTTTAACAAATAAAACACTTACATCTCCAGTTATAACCACGCCAACAGGAATTGTTAAATCAGATGTAGGTCTTGGAAATGTTGATAATACTTCAGATGCCAATAAGCCACTTTCAACAGCCGCAGTAGACGCCCTTGCACTCAAAGCTAATCTATCAGACATAACAGAGCTTTCACAAGATGCAGTAAATAGTGCAATTGTTGCAGGAGTTGCACTTACAAAAACATACAATGACACACTAAATACAATTACTGTAGATCTTGATAATACAGCCGTAACTGCTGGCTCATATGGATCGACAACAAAAATTCCTACATTTACGGTAGACGAGCAAGGTAGATTAACCACAGCTGGAGAAGCAGATGTAGCAACAAATCTTTCAATAGCTGGAGATTCTGGATCGGATACAATAAACCTTCTTACAGACTCTTTGACAGTTGAAGGCGGAGAAGGAATTGATGTATTAGTTACAAATAATACAATTAATGTTTCAGCAGAAGATGCAACATACACAAACAAAGGTGTTGCCTCTTTTAATCAAACAGACTTTACTGCCACAACAGGAAATATTACATTAAATCCTGAGCGTGTACAAGATATTGTTGGCGGGATGCTTGAGTCTAATACAGAATCAGGAATTACCGTAACATATAACGACATAGATGGAAAAATTGATTTTAACGTATCAGATCCAACAATTACTTTAACTGGAGATGTTACTGGCTCTGCAACAATGACAAACCTAGGTAATGTTGAAATTTCAACAACTATAGAGCCAAACTCAATATCTCTTGGAACAGATACTTTTGGAAATTATGTAGCAACAATTACTGGAACAGCAAATGAAATTGAAATCACTGGTTCTGGTTCAGAAACTGCATCTGTTCAAGTAGGTTTGCCTTCTGACGTAAGCATAACAAATAACTTACATGTTGGAAATAATTTAGAGGTAATGGGGAATTTAACGGTTAATGGTACAACAACAACAATTAATTCTTCAACTCTTTCCGTAGACGACAAGTTTATTGAACTTGGAGACATAGCTTCGCCAACAGATATAACTGCAGATGGTGGAGGTATTTCTCTTAAGGGAGATACGGATAAGCACCTTTACTGGTACAACTCTTCAGACGCATGGACATCTTCTGAAAACATTGATATTCATGCTGGAAGATCTTACATGATTGATAAAGTTTCAGTGCTTACTGCTAATTCTGTATTAAATATAAATAAAGACAATTTAGGAAAAATTACACAAAAACAATCTTCAGCATTTTTATCTTCAGAAGTTCTTAGAAATGGCGAAATTGGATTTGAGACAGATACACTTCAATTTAAAATTGGAGATGGTGTAAAAACTTATTCACAGCTTGACTATGTAGCAGTTACTCCAACTGGACTACAAAACAATTTAGGCGATTACATTCCTTTAAGTCAGCTGGATGCTCCTGGTGGCGCAGTAAAGCTAGATAATGACGGAAACGTATTAGCTCAAAAAAATGTAATATTAAATTCAGACCACGACACTTCCACTGCTCCTCAGCCAGGAACAAATTACGGAATTATTGTTGAAAGAGGAACATCTACAGACGCAGGAATAGTCTGGGATGAGTCAGTAGACCAATGGAAGGTATTTGAAAATGGAAGCGCATACAATCCAATTGCTTCACAAAATTATGTAGCTCAAAATCTTGCAATAGAAATTAACAACCATAATAATGAAACTGTAGGTGTTCACGGAATATTAAGCACAGCTGATTTGGTAACTGAATCTGAATTAGCAGCAGCAATAACAATATCTGAAACATCAACCGCAACAGCAATTGCAACATCAGTTTTAGCTCATCAAAATGATACAACGGCTGTTCATGGAATAGCAGATACATCTCAGTTAATTACTCAGTCCCAATTAACCACAGAGGCAACAGTAATAAGATCTGAAATAGCAGCTGCATCATCCTCAGCCGCATTAAGTTTATCAATTCACGAAGCAGACACAACAAGTGTCCACGGAATTCCAAATACGGCAGATCTTGCATATCTTTCAGATGTTTCTGACGCTGCTTCAGCAGCATCTATAGCACTTTCAATTCACGAAGCAGACACAACAAATGTTCACGGCATAGCAAATACTGCTCTTTTAGCAACAATGTCTTATGTTGATAATCAAGTAAGCGCAGCTAGTATTACAGACAAAGCGTACACTGACGGTGAAATTCAACAACTAGATGCATCAATTACAACAGATTTATCTACGCTAGACGCTTCATTAAAGCAGTACACAGACTATGGAATAGCTCAAGAAGTAATTGCTAGAAATAGCAGAATAGCTTCAGATATAACTGCTCATCAAAATGATACTACTTCAATTCACGGAATAGCAGATACAAGCGTACTTGCAACTAATTCATCTGTTGATGCTGCAATATCCGTACATAATTCAGATACTTTAGGTGTTCATGGAATTGTAGACACTTCAGTTTTAACAACTCAAACATATGTTGGCAATGCAATTTCAACTCAAGCAGGAATTACAGAGGGCGCAGCAAATTCATTTACAACTTCAGCAGTATCAACACATAATACTGCTACAACATCTGTACACGGTATATCAAATACAGCAAACCTTGTATATACAAATGACGTAAGACTTTCAGATACTAGAGTTCCAACAGATAATTCTGTAGGAACTGCAAAAATTATTAACGACGCAATTACAGACGAAAAAGTTTTTGGTGGAATTGCCCAATCAAAAATAACTAATTTAGTTTCAGATTTACAATCTAAAGCACCATCGGAAGATCCAACACTTACAGGAATTGTAAGCGTACCAAATATAATTTATTTGCCAAGTGAGACTGCACTAAACTTAAGCTATTTAACATCAATAACATCTAATGCTCAAGGACAAATTAATTTAAAGGCACCTCTTGCCTCTCCATCATTGAGCGGTGTTCCTACAGCACCTACTGCTGCTCCAGGAACAACAACCACTCAAATTGCTACAACAGAATACGTACATTTTGAAATAAATGATTTGCTTAATGGTGCCCCAGCAGCACTAGATACTTTAAATGAGTTAGCTGCAGCAATTAATGATGATGCAAATTTTGCTGGCACAGTAACAGCGGCACTTGGATTAAAAGCACCTCTTGCCTCACCTACATTTACAGGCACAGTAATTCTTCCAAATTCAACAATTACAGAGGCAATGATTGCAGCAAATGCAATTACAAATAATAAAATTAGCGCCTCTGCCGCAATTGATCAATCTAAGATTTCAGGTCTGGTTAGCGACCTGAATTTAAAGGCTCCAAAGGCTTCTCCAACATTTACTGGAACAGTAACAGTACCATCTCCAGTAAATCCAACAGATGCCGTAAATAAAGCGTATGTTGATTCATATGCCCAGGATATTATACCTTTAGATAATTTGACTAGCCAATTTAACGGAGCGGAACAGAGATTCCTTCCTAAATTCAATAATACTACAGTCAACATAACCAACCCTCTTAGGCTTTTAATAAGCATTAATGGTATAATTCAAATACTAGGAAATCAAGATAATCATTGGTTATCTCCGATACCTCAAGAAGGTTTTTTTGTAGACTCTCAGGGTTATCTGAACTTTGGAGAACCTGTACCAAAAGGATCTACATTTGACGGTAGAGTAATGGGTGGACCTGCCACTAACTCTATAACCAAATCAAAGTATCCGTTTAGACCAATAGATATATTATTAGGAGCGTAAGCACATGGCAAGAAAAATTTTAGTAGAAACACATTACACTTTTACACCATCGACAAGAACTTTGGTGATCCCAAAGGCAATCCCACGAGAGAGATTGCTTTTAATTACAAACGTTACCCAAAATCAGGTAATCTATAACTTCTCTGACCCTTCACTTAATGCGACATCTTATGTTTCATTAGAGGCAAATGGTGTCGAGACAACGACCATCGTTTTTGCATATAACACAGCAGCGATGTTGTCTACAGATAAAATTTCAATTACATTGGATGAGGTGGATGAGTCATTTACTCCATCAGAAACAATGCTGGATCCAACAAACAAGCTTAGAGTAACTCAGCCACAAGCACTTATTGATACAGACTTTGAATATGGAACACAGGTTTCAAAGTGGGAAAACTTAGCTCTTTATAACAACAAGCCTTTTGCTTACGCATCTCCAACTCCAATTGCAAATATTGGATCAATTGTTTACGGACTAGGAACAAACGTTGTAACAGTATCATTGTCTTCAGGAGTGGGTCCAAATACAGGAGATCCTATTTCTGTACAGGACACATTTGCCCCAGCAGCAAACGGAAACTTTGTTATTGAGTCTGGTGGAGGAACAAATACCTTTACATACACAGCTTCTTCAAAAAATACACAGGCCAACTTAGTAAATATTCTTGACACAAACAAAACAGCAATTTATAGAGCTACGGTCTTTAGTGGTGCAAGAATTGGATTTATTCCAACTCTAAGCTATTCTACTAATAGAATTAACGTAACTACTACAGTAGATCACGGTTTAGCAATTGGTAACGAAATTGTTGTTAAGGGAGTTACAGCAACAACAAATGCTCCAAATGGAAACTTTGTAGTTGCAACAGTCCTTAGCCCAACACAGTTTGTCTATTACGCAAACAATACTCCTACAGGAACATTAGGTGGGCCAACAGAAATCTATGTTAGACCACAAGGAATCTTTTTACACAGACCAGCAGACGGCGGAGTAATTTTTGGTACTCAAGCTGGATCTAACTATGGTGAAGCATATCGTCAAACAAGACGTTATTTTAGATACCAATCTGGTAAGGGCATTCAAATGTCTTCTGGAACAATTTTAAAGCCATACGCAGGCATTGACTCAATTACTGCATCTGGAACAACTGTAACTGTTGTTACAAAAGAAAAGCATTGTATTCAACCAGGAACTATTGTAAAAATCGGTGGTGCTGATCAATCAGCATACAACGGAACGTTTGTTGTAAACGACATACTTGGATATAATAGATTCTCATATACAGCTTTATCTACACCAACAAGCAATATTGCAACGGGCAACGTATTTGCTTCAATCGAAGCATGGTACGGATGCCAGAATAGACTCGGTATGTTTGATGAGCAAAACGGAGTATTTTTTGAGTACGACGGAACAAAGCTTTATGCAGTTCGTAGAAGCTCAACAACACAATTGTCTGGAAGAATTAACGTAACTAATGGTTCAGATGTAGTTGTTCAATCACTTAGCGAGCAGCCAACATATTTTAGTAAGCAGTTAATTCCAGGAGATACAATTGTAATTAGAGGACAATCTTATAGAATTACCTCAATTACAAATGATATTGAGATGAATATTTCTCCTGCATATAGAGGAACAACAGCTTCACTATGTATTTATTCAAAGACAATTGATACAAGAATTCCTCAAGATCAGTTTAATATGGACAAGGCAGATGGAACAGGACCTTCACAATATACAATGGACCTTTCAAAGATGCAGATGTTCTACATTGACTATACTTGGTACGGAGCAGGCTTTATTCGTTGGGGCGTAAGAGGTCCAAAGGGTAACATTATTTATTTGCACAGAATGCAAAACAATAACGTTAACACTGAAGCATATATGCGTTCTGGAAACCTTCCAGGCAGATATTCTTCAACTACAAACCCACCATTTACAAGCTTGACAGACACAGTTTTAACTACTGGTACATCATTACCAGTAAAAGACACATCAAGATTCCCTTCATCAGGAACTTTGGTTGTCAGAAATACTACTCAAGTTGAATATGTAAACTATTCTGGAAAAACAGCAACATCGTTTACTGGTTTAACTCGTGCAAAGCTTGGCGCACAAAACATAGCACTTACTATTGGAAGCGGACAAAATAGAGGTAATATTACAGACGGCGCCAACACAGCAAAAATTCAGGTTGGTATGAGAGTTGTTGGTTCAGAATATCCAGACGAGACATTTGTATCAGCAATTAACTACGACACAGGAGCAATTACATTTAGCCAGCCAGTAGCTGCAGCTAACTCTCCTTTCTCAGCAATTCCAATGGGATCAGATGTTCCTCTACAATTTACATATGATGCACAATCACCAGCATGTGTTGAATTAGCTTTCCCAACATTTGCGGCAACTATTTCACACTGGGGAACATCAGTTATTATGGATGGACAGTATGATGAAGATAAGTCTCTTATCTTTACTTACGGACAGAGAACTGCAACATCAATTCCATCAGGCGCAACAAGAGCACTTCTATCAATTCGTGTAGCACCTTCTGCAGACAACGGTATTGCTGCAAACTTTGGTGCTCGTGAAATTGTTAACAGAATGCAATTAGCAATGAAAGCACTTGACGTATCTGTATCATCAGGCTCAACTATTTTAGTTCAAGCAATACTTAATGGACTTCCTTCAACGTCACTTACTTGGACAAATGCCGTAGGTAACGTAACAGGAGCTGTTAACTCATCCCTTGCACAGATTGCAGATTATTCATCTTCTGGATCTGTAACAGTTTCTGGAGGAGAAGTTACTGGTGGATTCTTTACCACAGGAACAGACTCTGTTGATTTATCAACACTTAGAGATTTGGGTAACTCAATCTTAGGTGGTGGAGGAACAACAACCAGCTCTGGTATTTATCCAGATGGCCCAGACGTTCTAACAATTACAGCAACAAATCTTGGAGGGTCAACCGCAAGCGTTTTCTCTCGTATATCCTGGACAGAAGCATCAGCGTAAAAGAATAAGGAGGAGACTTAAATGTCTGTACAAAAAGTAAAAATACCTTATGACGCTGAATTATCAGTAAAAACTCTGTCGGTAGCAGAAGAATTTGGTGTTAATGGTTCCGCCACACTTGGCGGAACTGTTAACCTTACTGGTACTATGAATACTAGCACTGGAACATTAAATTTTTCAGACGGTCCTCAGTCTAAACAAGGCGTACCTTCTATTACTAAAATAAATAAAGTGTTTTCAAGTTACACGCTTTCGTCCTTAGATGAAAGAGATTCTATAATTGAAATGAATTTAAAAACTGCTGGAACATTGACAATTCCTGCAGACACACCATCTCTTACATTTCCAATCGGAACAACTATAGATATTATTCAAACTAATTCTGGACAAGTAACTGTAGGCTCAGCGTTTGGAGTTAATTTAAATGCTACACCAGGTTTAAAAATAAGAAGTCAATGGTCAATTGCAACTTTATTAAAGCGGGACGCCAATACATGGTTGGTGTTCGGGGATTTAACGGCTTAGGAGTATAAGTGGGAAAAAAGTCTGGTAAAAAGTCCGCAGCGTCAGGTGATTTTGAAGCACCTCTTGCTCCGTTAAATGTTGTAGCAACAGATGTTGGTTTAAATAGACTTTTTAACAATGGAGCAGCTACTGTAACTTTTACAGTAGACCCATTAAGTACCGTTCCAACAAGCTTTACAGTAAGATCTACTCCAGGAAACTTTACAGGAGAAGGGGCAGCAAGCCCAATTACTGTTGTTGGACTTCAAAGTAATGTTAACTATACATTTAAAGTAATAGCAACAAATCAAAATGGAAACTCTTTAGAATCAGAATCTTCAAATCAAATTTTAGCAACTACAGTTCCTGGTATTCCAAGAACTCCAGCCGTTTCATCAACAGTGGCAAACACAGATGTAGTTTCTTGGACAGCTCCAGCAAACGACGGTGGAAAAGCTATTTCCAGCTACAGAATTACATCTAGTGATCCAAACCCTCAACCACCATCAGACGGAACTCCAGGCCCAGTTTATAACAATGTAACATCACCATACACAATTTCAGAAGTTGGAGGAACTTCTCAATCCTATACAATTGTAGCTATTAATCCTAATGGTATATCTGTTGGCGCTACAACAAATCAAGTAACAACATTTTTTAGTCCTCCTTCATTTTTCGGCCCTCCAGGATTCTTTGCCCCACCAGCATTCTTTTTACCACCTAACTTCTTTAGCCCACCTAACTTCTTCAGCCCACCTAACTTTTTCAGCCCACCATCTTTCTTTAGCCCACCACGTTTCTTTAGCCCCCCAGGATTCTTTGCACCACCAGCATTCTTTGGTCCACCATTCTTCT